TTGCCTCGCTCCCGGAGAAGGAAGTGGGCACCCGGCTTTGGCCGCCACTTCCCGGATAAAACTTCCCGCCGCCTGCGGGCCGTGCCGGAAAACAGGTGCCGCTCAAAGTTTTGCGTGGACTGTTTCCACCTCACGTTGTTGCAGCACTTCTTTCCCCATTTGAACATTTTTCGGAAACTGAACGCCTGGGCGATCCCGCCCAGGTCCTCGCTGCGTTTCCTCCGCCGCGCCTCCCGGGCGGCCTGTCGTCTATGGTATCGCGCCTCCCGGCGCTCCTCACTGGTCATATATTTTTTTCGCGCCTCCGTGCGGTTGTGGTGTAGGTGTGCGGCTAAACGCGTAGCCCCTTCACATGAAACGGGGTTAGCACAATAGGCCCGCCATGCAAGCAGCGTCCGTGAAGTGGCCACAGAGTGCGGTTTCGGGTTTTTGGCCCGGGCAGTATCTCTCCTTTCACAAAGGGTCCGGTTCGTTTCCTACTGCATTTGACCCGTCCCCCTCGCGGGGTTGTGAAATCCGGCGCCCACGCCCCAGGAATTGTTCGCGTTGTTGTTGTTGGCGCTGCCGTTGGTGTTGACAAGGCAGAAATTGTTCGTGTTGCCCGCATTGACGGAACGGCACCAGACATTGGCCGCCGTCAAAGGGTCCGCCGCCCTGCCACTCGGCACGTTATCAGAGATACACCCAAATGGCCAGTGATTTATTTTCTTTTCCGGTCGCTCTCCAGAACGGCCCGGATCAGTTCGTTTTCCCGGTCGATCTTCTCGCCCAGGCTCTGCGCCATGTCGTCCAGTTTCTTGGTGGCCTCTGCCGGCGGTATGCTTTTCCCGTCCGGCTTTGTAAAGCACCCCTGCGGGTTCAATGCCAGGATGGTGTAACAGTGTCCCAGGCGCACGTCCAGGGCCATGAGCGCGGCCCGCGCCTCCAGCAGGTGGCCTTTCCGCAGTTCCAGGTTGGGCGCCCCTTTCGGAAAAATGCTGTTTGCCTTTTCCGTGTGGTCTATCACCTCACCTGCCAGGGCCGCCACCGGCTCCGCCAGCAGGCGGGCGTACCTGGCGGAAAGCCGGGTCAAAAATGCCACCGTTTCCGTGTAAATCAAATTGGCCAGGTTCACATATTCCGCCTTGCTGGTGGACCGCTTGCTTTTCAGGACAGACACCGCTGCCCCTCCTTTCGGTTCGTGTGTGGTGGGATCCCGCCCACTTCCGTGGGCGGGATTTTCCCCGATTGCTCCGCCGGATTAGGCTGCAAAGCCGGCGCCCACGCCCCAGGAATAGTGCGCGCTGGCGGAGTTGGCGCTGCCGTTGGTGTTGATACGGCAGAAAATGTGCGCGTTGCCCGCAATGACGGAACGGCAC